CGCTAAAAACTCATTGTCAACAAAGTCACTAATAAATTTCTTATCATTATTTTCATCAACTGATAAAATTGATTGCTTCATACGAATAGATAAATTTTGAGATACTCCTGTGAGTTTTTCAACCTTTTCATAGTCTTTCAATGTCTCTCTTATTTCTTCTTCATCTTTGTGAGTTAGTAATTTAAATTCAATTACTCGTTTAGAATTAGGTGTTTCAAATGAAAACTTATTACCATTTTCATATATCTTTTCATCTATTTTTTTATGCTTTAGTGATGTTAAATCTACACTATATTCTACTCTCTCCTTTGTATCAGGGTCAAGTAGTGTTATATCGTAACTTTTACCATACCCTAAAACACGAGTTCCAACCATTAGTGCATTTTTATCACCAACTAACATATCATCTAATTTGATTTTTTTGTCAGCTATGACACTTTCTAAAAGTTTATCTATTACTACACCTTGATTAATTAGATTTGTGGAAGTTAAGATATCTTCCTCTTTTGCTGTCATATATTTGACATCGATATTTCCACTACGCAAAGGACTATCTTCAGAATATAATAAACCCTGTGATGGTAAAGATAGAACTTCAGTAGGAAAACCATACTGATTTTCAGCCATTTTTACTCCTTGATTATATAAGATTAATAACTTATTATTTTTTCATTATCTTTTCAGCACCTGCGATACCGAAAGAACCTAATGTTACGAATACAAACGAATTGTATACCATATCATTTATAACTAAATCTTTTCCCCAAATTCCTGTTGTTAAATCAACTACTGCAAATAATGTCATTACTGCGAATGAAGCAAATCCAATTACTGCTTTTTCATTTATATCATTGTCGTCTTTAAACATAGCCCACATAATTTTTCTCCGTTAGAATTGTAGTATTGCGTAGTCGTATTGAAGTGTTAAGTTGACCATTGCTACTTCGTTTGAAGCGTAGTCCATATCACTCCAATCTGCTGATTGAATGAATGCACCTTTTAATGTCCACTCTTCAACTTTATCACCGACTGGCCCTAATACATTGAATGTAATATCTTTCTTGTAGAAGTCAGAATATCCATCACGACCTGTTACTGATTCGTGGTGTAATCTGACCCATTCTATAACTGATTGTGCTCCACTTGGAACGATTGGGTCGTATAAGGTTACATTTATAGGTTGCCAAGCAGCTTTACCTTTTACATATCTTTTTACATTGATATGGTCAAGTGTGATTGTTTCAAAACTAATTGAAGGTCTTTGCATAGTCTTAACGAGATATGCAGGTATTCCGTCAATTTCCATAACGAAACGATTTGCTGTTTTTGGTTCAAACGGCGTAAAAAATATATCATTTGGGTCAAGCATTTCAGCCATTGTTGTTCTCCTATAAAGAATTTTCTTATTACAATAATAAATATAAGGAAGTTGAAAAAAGTGAATACCAAATATGATATACTTTTCGAAGTTTTTTAGAAGTTTTTACTTGACATTGTCATTTATTCATTGTATATTATAGTATGATTGATGAGATAATATGTGAAGAATGTGGTGTTGAAATAGACGGCTTTTTCCTTTGTGATGATTGTGAAGAAGAATTGTTTGAAGAAAACGCTTGACATTTATAAATAGTATAGGTATATTATAGTATGATAATTAGAAAGATAATTGGTAGATATATTATTGGAAATGGTATCGTTCCTTTTCTAAGATTTCTAATAGAACAACTGAAAAGATTAGAACGATTTATGTTTATGTATGGGACTATGAAATTCTACTATGCCGCAAAAGATAGACCTTATTATCGGATGTTAGAAGAAAAAAGAGCTAACGATACAAGATTACAAGAACTTTACGGAAATAATTAAAAAAAAAGCTTGACTTTTACAAATAGTATTTGTATATTATAGTGTAATGATAATTGATAAGGGAAACGAAATGATTGAAAATAATGAAATAATTACGACTGATACTGAAGGTATTTATATGAGAGATTTTGCTGATACGCAAGTTCCAAGAACTTTTGGTTTTAATGATAGGACATTCACTATGAATGTTTATCAATATGCACACAATCCTATGGAATTGTATGAAGCTAATGCTGAACAACCTGAACTTAGATTAGAAGGTTATGAAGCTGGTCAATTTGAACAAGCTTTCTACAAGGGTATTCCTATGAGATTTAGATTTAATCCAGTTATTAGAAATTTAATGAGAACTGGTAACTTTAGAATCAAGTATCGTGGTTGTAGTAAAGAACACTATGGGTATAAAAGAGCCCAAGGTTATTGTTTGGCTGAATATGCCGACACCTTTGCTATCTACCCTAAATAATTTTTTCCCCTAATCAACGCGATCCAGTTAAAACAAAAAACCCCCAAATAAATGGGGGTTTTTTTTATTCTTCATTTCCTATTATATTACTCAGGAAAAGTTGCTCCTGTTGGTTGAACCACAAAGTCCAATACAATGAACTCAGCTGTTCTTGTAGGTTGGATAAAGATTTGACCAACTAATTGGTTTCTATCTACAACATCTGGTGTGTTGTTTGATTCATCCATTACTACTCTGAATGCTGTTAGTCCGGCATTTGCTTGAACTTGTTCCATATATGGATTTACAATGTTCAAGAAACGACTTCTTGTTGCACTTGTGTTTTGTTCGAACACTAAGAATCTTGAAGTTGATGCGATAAACTTTCTCAAGTTAATCAATAATCTTCTTACATTAATTCTATCTAAAGCACTTGGTTTACCTTGAAGTGTCTTCTGTCCAAACACTACTACACCTTGACCTGGGAAAGTTGCGATAGGATTAATACGATTTTCGTATAAATCATCTCTTTCCAAGTTGGTTAGTCTTGTTTGTGCTTCTAATACTTCTGTTAATCCACCACGATTTAGACCTGCTGGTGCGAACCATTCTTGTCCAATTCTATCAGAATTTGAAAATACTCCTGGTAGAACTACTGAAGGTGGAACCCAAGTAGGTTTACCTTTTACACTATCAAGTATCTTAACCCACGGGTAGTAAGTTCCTACATAGTTAGAATCGATTGCTTTAATGTCATCTTTTGCTCCTTGAATTGTTCTTCCATAAGATGAACCATCCAAGATAAAGAAACAATCTGCTCTATCTTCAACTTTGTCTATTGCGTGGTTTGTTACACTTGGGTGTAATTGGTGAATAACACCAGGTATTGATAATAAGTTAATGTCAAACTCATCAGGATTAGATACTGCATTTAATGCTCGTTTGTATGCTAATGAACCTGTTGCTGTTGCTGAACTTAAATCAAACCCTTGTGTGTTTCCTGCTACAATGTTTGTTCCTGTTTTTCTATCGAGTGCTGGATTCGAACCATCAAATCCGCCTTGGAAAGGAACTTGGAATTTTAATTGTCTGTAATCTGAATCTGATAATGATAGATTTTCTGTTCCACTTGAGTATGTTGTTCCCAATGTAGATGCGTCATCATTACCAAATGCGTCTTCTAAACTCATTGTCACATTGTTTCCTACTGCCGCACTTGTTGGTAGTGGTGCTAAATAATTTTGACTATCTTTACTATTGAAATCAAATCCATAGTATACATTTTGGTCAAATGAGTCACGATTATTTTTCTGTCCATTACCTGTTGTTGTTCCAACAAAAGAACAAGAAGGGAATGTCATCGCTACCGTACTACCTGAAGGTGTTGCTAATGTAGTGTTATGTGGTTGTAATAGTTTTGCAAATCCCATAGGAACTAATTCTTCTGCTATTCCTGTAAGATTTCCATAATTACTAATGTAAATATATTGTGATTGGTTTGGATAATCACCATTATGAGTTAGTTTACCTTGTGAATCTATTGTAGTGTTTCTATCACCAATTGCTCTTGGTAAAAAGTTTATACTATCTTCATCAAAGTTTAGACTTGTAAAGTTTTCTAAAATTGTTCCGTCGTCTAATTGACCAGGATTATTTACGATAACTTGTAAATCAAATGTTCCGAAGTCTGAACCTGGAACATCTACTGCTCTTTTAACGTTAGAAATACCAACTCTATATTTTGAATTCATATTAGTTCCGTGTGAACGAGTATTTACTTTAAATAAATTTGTTCTTGCGGAATTAACTTTTTGTGATTGTATGAAAGGTGTCGTTGCTACATTGTAGTCAAACGAGAACAATTCATTACTACCACTATTTACGCCTACAAAATCATTTGCACCTGCTGCATTTTGTGTGTTTTGGAAGTTTGAATACACATAGACTGCTTTGTTTGCGTCTTGTGGATTCTCACTAAACACTTTTGTAATGTAATCAGCTGAACTTGAATCAAATGATAATGAGAAAGCTGATGTGCTTCCATTATTATTTGTATCAAGATTCAATGTAAATGAACTTGCGGAAGGTATTCCTGCTAGCGTAGTTGAAGCACTTGCTGGCCCTGCTAATTCTGTTGCGTCTGGGTCTGTTGCGCCTCTTGAAGGTTTAAGAACTGCTGCTACGTGATTTCCTGCTGAACTACTAATTGATAATACAACACTATCATTTGCGTATCCGCCTAATCCTAAAACTCTTACTATTGTTACTGTACCTGCACTACGAAGATATTGCTTCGCAGTAAAAGGAACATAAAAATCTTGGTTTTCACTACCAAAGATTGTCTCAAACTCACTAAAGTTTCTGATGGTTGTTGGAACAAATGCTGGCCCCATTTCTGTTGGCCCTATCAATGCCGCTCCAATATCCTCAATTCCTTGTGGTAAGAAAGATAAATCTTTTTCTCTGGTAAAAACACCAGGACTTACTATTCTCTCGGCCATTATTTTTCTCCTAAATTAAAATTATATGGTAAGAATAAATATCATATAATTTTCCCAAAACTCACCTGTGAAGGTAATTATTTTTCATTTGGTGTAAAAACACCGGTATCAGGGTTTAAATTTCCTGCACCATACTTCTCATTTAGTGTATTTACAAGAATTTGCTCTTGTTTTTGTAGTTCAGCTAATTGAGTTTCTATATGAAGTTTATCATTTTCAATCTGTTCTGCTCTTTGTTCTAATTGAATACGAGCCATCTCTGCTTTACCCAACGATAATTCAAGTTGAGCAAAAGAGTTTCTCAAGTTTGATAATGAGTTCATTTCTTCTTGTGTGAATTTTATTTCTTTTGTTTTCTTTGCCATTATAACTCCTTGTTGTATATAAATATAAGACTATTTGTTCAAACAATCACAATTTTTCTTTATATCTTCTACTTCTTGTTTTAATTCTTTAATACTTTCTATCAATAATGGGACAATCTTTTCATACTTAACACCTAAGTATCCATTAGCACGAGTTGCTACAATCTCTGGCAAGACTTCTTGTATTTCTTGTGCTACTACACCGATATCGTGTCCTTTGTATGTGTCTTGTTTATCATTCCAATCAAATGTATAACCACCAATCTTGTCCATTTTTTCTAATGGATTTTCAATTGGTTCAATATTATCTTTTAAATTTCTATCAGATGAACCGAATGCTATAATATCACCACTTGCTTCAATTTGAGAACCTGAAATATTTCCACTTGCTGATAAATGTCCAGTTAAGTTAAATGCAGCTCCGTCATAAGAATATACATTTCCACCTGCTGATATATCGACTTGGTCTGCTTGGAAACGAACGTGTGTATTGGTATCTCCGTTGTGATATAGATATTCATTGAAACCTGCATTACCTGCGACATCTAATTTGTAATCCGGGTTATCTGTTCCAACACCCAAACGACCATTAGTTGTTACATTAACATTACCTGCTGTTTCTAATACACCAAATGAACCTGTTGATGCTTGTGAACCACTAATTTTAGTTCCTGCTAAGTTTAATAACTCTGAATTATCAACATCAAAATGTATTTCATTTGCGGTTTCAAAATCTATTTTAGTTTCATCATCTTCACCGATTACTAAATCTGCTTTGTATATAGATTCAATGGTTGTTTGAGCTGCTGTAATCGCAATATCATTTGAGTTTGCAGTAATTCCGTCTCCACCTACTACATTTATAGTTCTATTTGCCGCAATCGTTCCACCACCTGTTAAACCATCACCTGCTGTTATACTTACTGAACTATGGTCAATGTGTTCGTTTGCTACGAAGTTTGCTAAACTATCGTGATTGATTGTTCCTTGTGTTGCTGTTAATACCGTACCATATAAATTTGTTGCATTTACATTGTTACTTGCGTTTACATTTAAGAAAGAACCACTTGCACTTGAACTAACACTTCCGATTACTTCAATTGATTCTGCTGGTGTGTCTGTTCCTACACCAAGATTAGTTAAGAAAGAACCTGATGCAAATCCAAATATTTTACCTGAACTTGAACCAGAGATTGCTCCACTTGCTGATACACTATTTAGAGATATGGAATTATCTCCTGCAATCATATCACCTTCACCTGAGAATATTATTGCGTTGGTTGCACTTGCACCAACTTTAATTGTAAGACTTCCTAATAGTTGTGTCATTCTACCAAATTCAGTTCCATCATCTTTGAATATGATATCTCCACCATCTCCATCAAGTATAAGGTCTCCTGCTGTATCGATACCATCTGCACCGACTATAACTTTATCAAAATGTCCTACTGAAGATGTTAAGTCTCCTTCAATATCTAAATAACTAAATGAACCCGAATCTGCTATTATGTCTGCACTAGCACTAATTGTTGAACCTGTAATGTTTGCAAATTTAACATTTGCTGTTGTAGCGACATCTTGTCCGATTGCTACATCATTTGCGTTTACTGTAACACCTGTTCCTTCTCCAACCGCAAGTGTTCTTGTGGATGCGATAGTACCACCACCAGTTAAACCATCTCCTGCTGTGATTGACACACTTGTGTGATTAATGTGTTCATTTGCCACAAAGTTTGTTGTGGAATCGTGGTCAACCATTGCGGATGCTGATATAACACCTGCTCCTATTCCTACGATTGCTGCGGCAGATAAAGAACCACTAATGTCACCAGCTATCTGTGCCGAACCAGATAATATACCTGCTCCCTCTTTAACGATTGCTGTTGTTAAATTACTATTCGAACTTGAACCAGATATAATTCCTGCTCCTAATCCTACAACTGCTGCTGTTGAGAAAGAACCACTAATGTCACCTGCTAATTGTGCCGAACTCGATATTACACTATCACCTGTTGTTCTTAAAACCGTGGCGTCCACTGCAAAACTTCTGTTTGAAGCTATCGTTCCACCACCAGATAATCCATCTCCTGCTGTTAAAGTTACACCACTATGGTCTACGTGTTCATTTGCTACAAAATTTGCCAGACTATCGTGGTCTATTGTTCCTTGTGTTGCAGTTCCAACTAAACCTGTTAGGTTTGTTGCTTGAACTGATGATGCGGAAATAACACCAGCGTCTAATTGTTGGAAGGAACCTGATTTGTATCCTAAAATATTTCCTCCACTACCACTTATGTTTCCACTACCACTAATATGTCCTATATCAAAGATATCGTTTCCGTCCATATCTAAATCTTGTGTGGCTGTATGATTACCCATATCGTCACCACCTGCTACCGCACTTGCGATAGACGCTGATACATCTGAAATGTTAGGTAATGTAAGTTTACCTGTAATTCCTATATTGTCTGAAACTTTTACATTTAAGAAAGAACCACTTGCACTTGAACTTACACTACCATTTTCGTCAATGTTAAATGTTGAACCAGTTACGAATAATGAACCTGTAAATTGGTGTGTATCGTCTTGTGTGTCTCCAAATATACTTGAACCACTAATTGCAGATGAAGTCATATGTGTTACTGATGAACTTACTATATAATTTTCTGCTATAATATCACCTTGTGCAGTAATATTTCCTGTTGTGGTTATGGATGCGAATTCTACATCTTGGTCAGTTCCTACATCTTGTCCGATTGCTACATCATTTGCATTTACTGTAACACCTGTTCCTTGTCCTACTGCTAATGTTCTTGTTGATGAAATATCTCCACCACCTGTTAGACCTGCCCCAGCTGTCATTGTTACACTTGTATGATTAATATGTTCGTTTGCTACAAATCCACTTAGTGAATCGTGGTCTATTGTACCTTGTGTAGCTGTTAAAATTGTTCCGTGGACACTTGTTGCTTTGATGTGTGGAGCGTCAACATTTGAGAATGAAGCACTTGCGAATCCTAATATGTTTCCTGCACTACCACTAATGTTACCACTTGCAGTAACGTGGGTATTGGCTGAACTTCCTAATTGAATAGTGTCGTCTCCAGCGTTAATATAGAGTGCTTTACTATCATTAGCCGTTTCAATTCTAAAATCTATATCAACACCTTCTTCATTAAAAGTTATTTCACTTACCGTATCTTCAGTAAAGTCAACGAAATTCTTATCACCAACTGTAATATTTATGTCATCATCAGTAAATAAAATTCTTGTATCAGGGTCTCCAGCGTGAGCGAGTCTACCACTTATATTTAAATCACCATCTGATTCAATTAAACCAAATGAACCCGTAGATGTTGATGAACCACTAATTTTACCTGTAAATTCAAATCCTTTATTAAATGAACCACTTACATCACTAGCTATTTGTTGTGAACTCGATATAGTTCCATCAAGTGAGATTGAGCCCGATACAATACCTGCTCCTAATCCTACGATTGCTGCTGCTGACAAAGAACCACTAATATCGGATGCAATTTGAGCTGAACCTGATAGGATACCTGCTCCTTCGTCGACTACCGCTGTGGTTAGACTACTATTGGAACTTGAACCTGATATTATACCTGCTCCTAATCCTAAAACTGCTGCTGTGGATAATGAACCACTAATATCTGTTGATATTTGTGCTGAACTTGATAATGCACCATTGAAAATTCCACTAAAATCTCTTGCTACTATACTGGTGCTTGAACTAATATCTCCACTTGCAGTTAAACTACCTGTTATATTTACACCAGTATTGTGGGTTGATAGTTTTTCACTACCTGAATAAAATAAAATAACATTACCTACATCTGAATCAGTTTTTAGAAGATTTTGACCACTTTTATCTAAAACTAAAAGGTTAATTCTTTCACTATTTGGATTGATTTTAGCAGGAAAGGGAGCGCTATCGTCGTCGTGTAGTGATACAAAACTCATACCACCAGCTTCAAGTTTAATCTTATTATCAGTAAATCTGATTAGTGTATTTACATCACCCTTATGTTTGATGTTTTCTGTAACAATTAAATCTCCGTCTATTGTTGCATTATTAGAAATTTCTACATTACCAAATGAACCTGTTCCACTTCCACTAACATCACCCTCTACCATTAATGCTTTTGTTAGAACGTCCGTTGCATATTTGTTAATTCCAACAAATCCACCTACGTGACTACCAGATACTTTAAGAATACTATCTAATGCTGAAGAACCTGATGCTATGGTAAACCCAAGACTATGGTCACTGCTAAGCGTTGATGAAATATTATTAAATGTATATGTTTCACCTGTTGCTGCAGTCTGGTTAAATTTAATTTGACCATCAGTACTTATATTACCACTTGCGGTAATGTGATTATTTGAACCTGATACCCAAACATTACCATCTATATGTAAATCAGCTGTTGGTGAACCTACACCAAACATTCCTATTCTATTATGTGAAGCGTCGGTTTTAAATAAAGGATTATTAGAACTACCTTTTACGATTAAATCTAAATCATTACCACCGTCATTGATTGTTAAATCGTGTGGGGCAGCACCTGCGTCGTTTAAATCCATATATGATATACCACCAATATTAGCTCGAAGTCTATCAGGTGTAAAATTAAGATAAGTGTTAGAATCACCTGTATGATAGATGTATTGTGAAGTATATAGATTGTCAGCAGTTACATCACCACTTGCACTTATATCTCCACTTGCAGTAACGTGTCCACTTGAACCACTTATCCATAGATTTCCTGCAATATGTAATGATGCTGATGGAACACCTTCTTTTATACCTATGTTATCTGCACTCGCGTCAAGATATAATAATTTATTGTTTGAACCATTAGCTGACCTAAATACAATATCAGTATCAGTATTATCTTGATTGAAAATAAGTTTATTAACATCAGAATCTTTCTGCCACGCATATATAAAATTTACAGCACCAGCAACAATATCAATTTTATCACCAGTTGGGAAGTTGATATAAGTTTCGTTAGCTGTATCCAAAGAATGATAAAAACCATCAGCAGCTTCTATT